TCTTTAACTGCTTTCTTACTAACTCCAAAAACAGCGTATAACCTACTCTTGAATACTTTCTTTGCTCTAAACATTTTTTCTGACTGTCTTAATTGACACATTCTTACTATGGAACCCATTACGGTTCCTAATTCTGATATTCTTCTCCACTGTTCTTCATCAGTGGATCCTATGTCTAACTTCTTGACAAATCTGGGATTTTGTAATGAGGGATATTCATCAAGAACATCTGATTGTAAATTCTTTAATATTTTAATTGTTGTTTCTCTACTCGCTTTCAATGCTAAATAATAATTAGACAAATACTTAGCTTCTAATGACACATTCACATCCTTAATAGTACCCAATGGGGTTACTACTAATTCTGGGTCGCATGACATTAGTGGGCATAACTTCTCTTCAAAACTCATATCATCGCCGACTATATAATCAATAGTCTTAAGACAATAAGCTCCTGTAATTTCTTCTGAATTTTCATATGTTCTCATTTTCATAATATTTCTTTCTTTTTGATATTGCGCAAACTTTTGTTCATGATCTCTGCGCTTGGATACTTTAACTCTGTAAAAACTTTCTCCATCAACAAATGCACTATTAGATAACTTCAAACCTTGTTGAAATTTCGTTGCACATTCATATAAATGCTTTTTCTCTTTGTTATCGGCACATAATCTGTTAATTTTCTCTTCTATTTCTCTCATTTCTTCAATAAACGGATCTTCTGTAACTCCGTCTTGATCTCTAAACTTACTGCTTCCAGTGGCATACGACGTAATTTCATCATCCTTAAGACCTCCTGGAATACTAGTAGTATCTGATTTCTCAACAAACTCTTCTTTGGGCTCTCCTGTTTTTGCTCTTACTTTAATAAAGTGATTAATAATATCTGTTTGATGCTGTAATAACTTCACTGACTTACTTCTCTTCGCCTCATATACTTCAACAAAATTATTCACTGTCTCAGTAAACGAATACTTTTTTCCTAAATAGTTCTTAATATCAACATCATCTACATTTCTCTTAAATCTAATTCCTTCTTGGGCCATGTGAAATTCTCTTATATTAAATTCGATAAACTCTAAATGATCATACCATTCAATTACTCCTGGTATGTCTTTCTTCAATCTTCTTCTTCTAGGATCTGCTTCATCTGG